CTATGGCCCTGGTACGAGCGCTGAACAAAATGACGAAAGCAGGTATACCTGAAAGCGTGCGTATTGCCTGAAAACACAACCCGCTACGGGGGAGACTTACCCGAAATCTGATTTATTCAACAAAGCCGCCGGCAGATTGCAGATGGGATGGGAATTCCTTTTGACCAGCTTCGCCAGCAGATGCTTGCAGGGAAATTGGATATTGGGTCGGTGCTTGAGGCGATATACAGGCAGACCGATGATGTTAACAAAAAGTTTGAAGATATGCCGAGGACGGTAGCTCAGGCTAGCAATGCTTTAGTGAATAGTCTGGGCATGGCAGCTGCTCAAGTCGACCAGAAAATTGGCGCAACAAAGTACTTCGCTAAATTGCTCGATGGCGCGGCGCTAACGATTAATCTTGTTACTGGTAATGCATCAGCAATAGATCAAATCGACCAGAAAATTATTAAGAATACAGATAATCTTAAAGTTGCTGAAAATTCCCTTAATTTAGCAAGGAAGTCAGGGGTAAAAGATGCGGTCGACTTAGCTCAAGCCACAGTAGATCGACTGAAAGGCGAACAAAGAATTCTCAATCTTTCTAAGCAAACTGCCAAAGAGGTTCAGTCTGTAACATCAGGTCAATCAGCAGGGCAGGATACCCCTGATTACATTAAGAATTTGGCGGCAAGGTCAGCAACAAGTTCAGCGCAGGCGATCATCAGTGCCGGGCAGTCAGAGGTAGAGAAGTTACAAACGCAACGCAATCAGTTAAAAGCCAATTACGAAAAGAAACTGGTCGATAAACAGACCTATGCGAAAGCAGATGCTGTCTTAAGCCAGAAGATATCCGATGCGCAAGATAAGGCCAACAAGCCGGCAAGTAGTGCTGCCAAAAAGTTGGCGAATGAACAACAATCCGTTGCTGATAGATTGGAGGCTTTACGTCAAAAATCAGAGTTAACAGCGTCCTCTACGAGCGAGCTTTCTAGGGAGCAAGCAATTCTTCAAGCGCAACAATCACTCGGTAAAGCAGCCACAGAAGATCAGATTCGTTTAGCAGGCGAATATGCCGCTAAGACGTATGACTCCGCTAAGGCCGTTAGAAATTTGGCACAGTCCGAGCAAGGTCGGAAATTTGCCAATCAAGAGATTGCCGCCTCTCAGGTTATGCCGGATGCAGTTTCGGGTGCAGTAGAAAACCCCACCGCTCAGATTGACCTGCAGGAGCAGCAGAAGCTTGAGGCTCTAGCCAAGTATCAGGCACTGGATGTGCAGAACGCGCAACTCTACGAAGATGCGAAAACAGCTATTCAGCGTCAGGCCGCCAATGCTCGCCAGCAGATTGCAGTGAACGAAGCAAATATGCAGTCTCAGGCCATCTCATCAATCATCGGTTCTGTTTCTCAGGGCTTTGACGGGCTTGCTAACTTAGCTGCCGGAGCAGCAGGGAAGAGCAGCGGCGCCTATCAGGCCATGTTCGCTCTGAGCAAAGGGTTTGCCGTAGCTCAGGCAGCACTCAACCTGCAGTTGGCAATTTCACAGGCCATGGCTGACCCAACCGCTTTAACTCCGGCTCAAAAGTTCGCTAACTATGCTGCTATTGCCAGTGCTGGCGCATCACTCCTGACCAGTATTGGCAGTATCTCTATGGGTGGCGCTCGCGAGCACGGCGGCCCCGTCAACGCCAGTAGCATGTATCGGGTAGGAGAAGGAGGCAAGCCTGAAATCTTCAAAGCCAGCAATGGCAGTCAGTACATGATTCCTGGTGATAACGGCAAGGTTATTAGCAATAGCGATCTGGGTGGGATGGGAGGAGGTGGGAGCACAATTCAACAGGAAGTTCATTTCCACATCACAACCACTAATGGCATTGATGATGCGACCATGAATAAAATGGCTGGGATGATGAAGCAGGTTGCGCTTTACCAGATAAAGGATCAGCAGCGGCCCCGAGGTATGTTGAGCAAGGGGCGGTAAATGCTTGGTATAATATTCAACGTGATTAATTAAAAAAGGGATTAATGATGGATTATCAGATAGAAGACATTACGTCGTTTGACAACATGAACGGGTCGGGAATACTTGCAAAAGTGAGTTTCCTCTCTGACGACCACAATAAATCTACTGTCGTACACGTGAGACTACCCCTTGATAAAAACGCCTCGTTGGCTGAAGTTGAGGCCAGAGCCTTGGATGAGGCAAAGCAACAACTGAAAAGCCTTACATCTGAGTTTTAAGTGCGCTTAAAAGCCACATAAAGACCCGCTACGGCGGGTTTTCTTTTATCCGGAGCACCCATGCCAGAAACTTTCACATGGAGCCCACAAAAGGGCTTCACGGTTAGCCGTGCGCCGAATGTCGCGGTAGTGAAGCTGGGCGACGGCTATGAGCAGCGCCAGACGCGCGGCATCAACCCGTTAATGGACAGCTATTCACTGACGTTTATCGGCTATGACGATGCGAAGTGCGTCCGGCCAAACGCATCAAAACAGGCCGAGGCATTCCTGAAAGCACGGATGGCCGTGGAGTCCTTCTACTGGACGCCATCTGATACTGGCGTGCGCGGGCTGTATGTGTGCCGTTCCTGGTCAATGCAAAAGACAGGTAGCGTTTATCAATTAACCGCAACGTTTGATCAGGTGCCGCGATGAGAGACATACCAGCAGAACTAATCATCGAAAGCACTGATTCCGGCGTTGGCGCGATGCTAGACCTGTTCGAAGTGGACCTGCAATCATTCGGCGGCGATGTCATCCGCTTCCATGCAGGCGCGAACGGCTATTACGGTGACGTCATCTGGCAGGGCCGACAGTACTCAGTGTATCCGATTGCGGTTGAAGGATTCGAAACCAAATCTGAAGGGACATACTCTCGCCCGACGATGAAGGTAGCGAATATCACCGGGCTTATCACCGGCATCAATCACGATTTCGATGATGCATTGGGCGCGGTAGTGACGCGCCGGCAGGTGCTGGTAAAGCATCTCGACGCGGTGAACTTCCCGAAGGGTAATGCAGATGCAGACCCGACCATGGAAGCAGTGTCTAGTTACGTCATTGAAGAGATGGCTGAAGAAACGTTTGAGACGGTCACCTACAATCTCGCCACACCGGTAGACTGCGACAATGCCATTATCCCAGCGCGAACAATTTTGGCGGATGTTTGCCAGTGGATTTATCGCGGCGATGGCTGTGGTTATTCCGGCCCGGCGGTAGCGGATGAGAAAGATAACCCGACATCTGACCTGTCAAAAGACAAGTGCTCAAAGCATCTGCGCGGCTGCGAGTTCCGCTACCCCAAGCCTAACCCAAAGCCGTTTGGCGGCTTCCCCGGCTCATCAAAGGTGTCATGATGCAGCTTGAACAAGAATGTCTGGAGTTTGCCACATCGTCGGCCAATGAAGTCTGCGGCCTGATTATCGACGGTGAGCGCCTGATGCGCTGCGGTAACGCACACCCAGAGCCGGGGCGGCATTTCCGAATAAGCGACGATGATTGGCTAAAAGCAGAAGCGGCGGGAGAAATCACCGCCGTTTTTCATTCTCACCCCATGGACAAGCTGGTCTTATCTGGCGCTGACCGGCAGGGACAGATCGCTACCGGCATGGATTGGTGGCTTGCCAGTGGAGGAAGACTCCGCAAATTCCGCCCCGTAATGCATCTGCTGGGGCGCAGCTTTGAGCATGGCGCCACTGACTGCTACACGCTTTTCCGGGATGCCTATCACCTCTGCGGTATAGATTTGCCCGACTTCGAGCGTACAAGCGGCTGGTGGGTGCGCGGCGAAAACCTGTATCTCCGAAATTTAGCGGCCAACGGCTTTCATGAGGTATCGGCTGCTGAAATTCAGCCGGGTGACGTCATTATTCGTCGCGCCTTCCCAGAGTCCGATCCATGCCACGCCATGATCTGGCTCGGTGATAACACCGTCCTCCATCACGAACAGGCCGGACGCCTGAGCCGCCGTGAGCCATACCGACAGGCATACGTAAAACTCACCCACTCCATATGGAGGCACGAGCAATGCTCAAATTTAGATTTGCGGGGCATCTTCGACGACATTTCCGCCAGATCACTTTAAATGTTGAAACGCCAGCGCAAGGCCTGCGCCTTCTCCTTGCCCAGTCGCCGGAGTTTAAAAAGGATTTCTACAGAACAAAGGTTAGGGTACGCGTTGATGGTGACGACGTTACAGAGGAATCGAAGAATATTCACATGAACAGGCATATCAAAGATGGCTCGACGATTCTTTTTGTGCCGGTGATTGAAGGCGCAGGCCTCGAGACCGCTACGATTGTAGCAATTGTGGCTGTGACATTATCCGTGGCTTCGGTGGCGTACTCGCTCTATATGACGTCTCACATGAAAAACAAAAGCTCTTCAAGCCAGGACACAAATTCAATTACGAACAACTCTTTCACCAGCGTGGATAACCGCATCGGCCAGGGGCGCCCAGTGCCTCTTCTTCTCGGTGAAATGGTAGTGGGTTCTAACGTTATTTCCCTAGGTATCGACACTTCGAACAATCAAGACTGGTCGATCTCCATCAGCTAAGGTGACACATGAGCTCAGGCGGCGGCGGTGGCAGCACTGCAAAACTTCTCGACGATAATCTCAAATCAAAACAGTTCCTCAAAGTCCTCGACCTGATTAGCGAAGGGCCAATTTACGGTCCGGTAGATCAGAGCCATCTGTCGTCTTTCATGCTTAACAAAACGCCTGTAACTGATGCAGCTGGCAACGTGAGCATTAACGGTGTGAGCGTGGCGTGGCGCGAAGGAACGGCTAGCCAGGCACCAATCACTGGATTCTCTTCTATAGAGTCGACAACAATTGTCAACGCTGATGTAGTGCAGGGAACGCCGCTTGTCAGGACAATCACTGACACAGATGTGACCCGTGTTCGTATGAATATCGGCGTATCCGGGCTGTTAGAGCAGGACACGAAAGGTAATCAGAAGAACGCTTCAGTAACGATGGTTATCGAAACGCGCACTGGAAACAGCTCGTGGCAGACAGCAAAAACGGTCACGATAACCGGTAAAATCTCTGGTGAGTATCTGGAAGCGCATCTGATTGACGCGCCGGACACAAAGCCTTTTGATATTCGCCTGCGCCGCATCACTGAAGATAGTTCGAGCGACTTGCTGAATAACGGTACGGTCTGGAACAGCTTCACAGAAATCACTGACGATAACCTGTCTTACCCTTATGCCGCAGTGGCCGGTTGTGTTGTGGACCGTGATCAGTACACCGACACCCCGACGCGAACCTATCATCTGCGCGGCCTGATTGTAGATGTGCCTGATAATTACAACCCAACCACTCGCGCCTATACCGGCATCTGGACTGGCGGCTTTAAATCAGCGTGGACAAATAACCCGGCGTGGATATTCCGCGCTCTGGTGAAGAATACGCGATACGGCCTGGCGAAGCGTGCAGGATACATCGACGTGGACGATGGCAGCCTATACGTGCTCTCGCAATTTTGCGATCAACTGGTAGACGATGGCTACGGCGGTAAAGAACCGCGCTTCACGCTCAATGCCTATGTCACTGAGCAGAAGAGCGCACGCGACTTGCTGGACGATATCGCCGGGAT